CCAGTTGCAAATGCTTTATATTTCCATGATGACTCAATACCGCCAAAGAAAGAATGGTTTGGTAAACGCAAGAAAACGCACATAGGAAGGATGGTGTTTTACTAATGGCTAAAAAAGAACCTGTAGCATGGCTTTATGAGGAATTTGATGTTAAGTCTGGTGACCTAAAAAAGTCTTACTTATGGTCATTTCATCCTAACCAACTCTCATATTTAAACGACCTAAAGAATACAACGCATCATATTAAGATAACACCATTAATTCCTGGTGAACCTGTAGAAGAGTATAAAGGATTATCTAAGTACGATAGTAAGAAACTAACGGAGGCACATGGTGGACTCTAAACCACTTACACAAGAAGAAATTATAAAGGTATATAAAGAAGCATTTGGTAAAGGTGACCAACTTGTTACACTTGAAAAGATATTTAAGTTTGCTAGACTTATAGAACAATTGCATGGAGTTAAAGATGTACACTAAACTAGACGACCAACGACAAGCAAAATTTATTATTGGCTATATTACTGCACATCCTGGTTGCAGCATTAAAGAAATTGTGCAAGAATGCGTAACTAATAGAACTAGGTTAAAGTATTTAGAAAGCCAAGGATACTTTACTTTGCCTAAATGGACTTATAGCAATGAACTAGATAAACGATTTAAAAATAGAAATTATGTATCTGTAACTGTAGGTAGGGAGTATGGGAAATGGCAAGAGCAGAAAAGATATTAGATGTAATAGTATGGTTGTTAATTCTTGGTAGTATGGGTTGGTTAGCTTATGGTTGTTATATATTAATTGATTTATTTTTTCTAAGGGGATAGATATGGTAGATATGGTGAATAGACCTCCACATTATTTAGTGGGAGGAATTGAAGCAATAGATGTAATTAAAAGTCGTTTAACTAAAGAAGAATACATTGGGTATCTTAAAGGTTGTAAGTTAAAGTATGACTTACGCTATCCGTTTAAAGATAATCCACAACAAGATTTAGACAAGTCTGATTGGTATAAGAATAAGCTATTGGAAGCTACAAAAGATGATGATGCTGTAAACCCACCTGAAGTAGAAGCTATTTTAGAAAGGTTTGATGATGAATAAAATATATTGGGTATTTATTGTGGTATTAGCTGCGTTAGCTATTTGGGGAACTGAAAAGGCTATGGGTCAAACTACGACTATACTTGCACCTGATGGGTCTGTAACCGTCTGTCAGGTAAGTGGTGGTGTGATTATCTGCGTCTAGTCATCCATAGGAGTTAGTTCACCATAAAGAGCTAGCTCTTCTCCGCTAATTTCTATAATAGAATCGTCATCTAGTCCTATGACTATAGTGCTATCGCCATGCAATGCTTCACAGGATATGATAGTTCTACCTAACATGTGATTACAAATAATCTCTACTTCTGAGCGTTGCATAATTTTCCTATATATTTACTAAAGAGTCTTTGGCAATTTTTTCTGATTTAACAGACCTTGCCCACGACCCACAATTTTGACATTGATAGCGTTGATAAATAGCAGTCCTACTTCTTTGTGTACCACGAGATTGTAATTTGCGTGAAGCACAATTAGGACAACAAACGTCAACAGAATATGCGTTATGATTTGGATGTTGTTTAATCCAACCCTTGAATTTATCGTAGACTTTCTCAAGTAATATAACATCATTCTTATTATATTCTTCCATTGTTTTCCATGCCTTACGGTCATCATTCATACACTTGACCCATAAAGCATGTCCTTCATGTTCTGTCTTACTACCTAATCCTAAAGCCTGTGCTACATAATCTAGTTTGTTAGAAACAAATCTAAATTGTCTTCTTGCTACCTGCAATAAATCTATCTGTTTAGAGGGTGCTGGAGGTGGCATACCAGATAGTAAAAACTCTTTGTGTAGTATTGGTATGTCAAACCTAGAACCGTTGTAGTGAACAATGGCATCAGCTTCATCAAGAAGTTTATGCACAGAGTCTAGCATTTTTTGTTTGCCAGATTTTTGGATAGAGTCAAACATGATTTTAGATTCACCGTACCACTTGGCTGCATAACATAAAGTGTAAGATGATTCTAGTAATTGGTTTATAGAGATGTTCTGGTCAAAGATACCCCAGACATGAGCAGTATTTGGTGCTACTTCAATATCAATAAGTAATATTTTCATAGTAGTCTCTAAAGTTGAGATACTTTATTATATACTAGATAAATAATTAACATGAGTAATACATATTTAAAGTGGTCTATAGCACAAAGGATATCGCAGATAAGATAATCTAGCATATCTTGATAGTAGCTGTTTTAGCTTTTTTTAGTTTGTCAAAGAACTTCTTATAAGCTATTTTAGAGTTACCTATGAAGTCTTTACCTGCCCATGTTGAGCCAAGTAATATACATCCATCTGTATCTGCTGAAGTGTTGCCTGAATGGATACGAACACCTGTAAAGTTAGGAACGTCTAGTATATGTGGCATGTCTTGTTTAAAGCGTACAGATGCGTCTATAATGAGTTTATATTCACCTGTAGGGATAGCAGTTTTACCTAAGACTTTAGTGCCATTTCTGACTACATCTTCTAACGTATAACATTCATATACACCGTCTACATACATCTTGCCTACTGTATGTGTATCTTTAAATTCAAACCTTTTAACTTCAATCAACATATGAGTTAATATATTCCAATGCACGAGTGAGATAATCCATAACTGCCATAAATACTAAAGCAATACCCATGACTACAAATAGCAATCCTACTACGATAAGTTTAAGTATAGATAAACCAATAAAGTTAAGTATGTTTAAAAATATCATTTCTTTTTGATATAGAACAGACTACGTTCACCAAATAAGTAGAAACCTACAGCACTAGCAAAGTTATCCACTTCTTGTGTAGATATACCTTTTAAGTGCATTGTAGCCCATGTGCCTAATACGATAAGACCAATCATAGGTCTCATAAGTCTAGTGATAGCTTCTACCCAAGGATAAGATGGGTTACCAGAACCTGCTTCATTCATTACTTTAAAGAACTCTAAGTCAATGTTTTTCATTTGAGCATATTGTTCTATAGTAGCTGGTTTAAATTGGTCAGGTGCTACAAAACGATTAATAAGAGATTTGCCTAAGTCCATTACGACTGGAGCAAAAGCAGATAACATGGTAATTGGGTCTATGATATTCTCCTTATAATTCTTTAGGGTCAAAGCCATACATCTTGGCTACACGTTTCTGTAGCTTTAAGAATAAACCTTTATGACTAGCGTACTGTTCTGTTTTAGGTGAGTCTATATATACGCACATATGGATAATTTCATGGCATAAAGTCATTAAAACAGGATATAGATGAGAATGACGTGCAGTAGATATAGTAATAACATGAGGGTCACCTTGTTCTGGTGGTTCATATTGTCCACATATAGTATCGTCATGCAATACTACGAAGTCTACTTTAGATGCAGGTGGTAGTTTATACTCGTCAAATATGGGCATTTCTATCAGAGCTGAATATAGGTTTGCTATATTGTTCTCTGTAATAAATGTCATTTGGCTAAGTGTGTCAACAAAAATACAATAACGAAACCTGCTGTGCCTAAAAGTATTTGTTCTAAGCGTTTGAGTCTTGCGTTTATTTGTTCATAACGTAACGCACAAACTTCTTCATGCGTACTTAAGCGTGATTCTACGTCTGACTTTACCATTACTATTCCTTATTCTTGGTTATTTAGTAAGCCTTGATATGGCACAAAAGGTGCTGTTCTAGGCGTATATTGTGGAGTAGCAAGCATTTGTTGAGCTTGTGGTGTCATTAAACCATATCTAGCACCAATTCTTGCAGGAGCTAAAAGAGATAATGCAGGAACACCTGTAAACAAATCAACACCAGCACCAGCACCAGCACCATATAAATCTAATGCTGAAAATGGAGCAGGAGCTTCTGCTACTACTTTAGTTGTCTTAGGGAATGCTTTAGCATATTTACCTACCAATGCTAATTCATCTGTAATAGGTACACCTTGGTCTAATTGTTTAGCTATCTTTCTAGCGTCTACAACTCCTGTTTGTGGGTTCAATGCTTTTTCTACTGTAAATGTTTTAGCTATATATCTTCTTGCATCTCTAAACTGATTAATAAGTTCAGGTTGACCTAACTTAACAACATGGTTTTCAATAGCTTTTTCTAGTTTATCTGCTTCAGCTAAATATCTATTACCACGTGCTACTTCTTTAGGGTTAGGTTTCATAATGTTAGTACCTGAACGCAAATAAGCACTACCATCACTACGTAACTCTTTTAATCTTTGAATAGCTGTTGCAGCATCCATACTATAAGTATCTGGTATGTCTTGCATAAGTGCATTTTTACCACCTGTTACTTTATTAACACCTGTCACAATATTAGAGAATGGATTTTTATTTCCAAAGCTAATAGTACCTGTGTTAGCAATAGCTTCATAAGCAGGATATACAGATGTTCTAGCATTATCTAAAACTTCTGTTGTTAATGGTGCATCTTCAGGTAAGTCTAAATATCGCTTAGTAAGATTGTTTGTAACTTGTTGATTTCTAGCACTAGCTAATTCTTCTGTTTTAAATTTACCAGAAACACCTTCTAAAAAACGACCTAATTTTTTACCACCTACATCTGTAGGCAATGCAACATAACCAGCATCTCTACCTAGTTTTAATGTTTCATCTCTATTAGCATTTTGTAATTGTTGAGTAGATAGACCAATAGCTTTAGGTCTAACAAGTCCAGCACCAGCAAGACCGCCACCTAAACCTGCTAAAGTTTGAGCAACTGCACCACCACCTAACTCTTGTGTTGCTGCTTGTCCTAATCCACCACCTGTAGCTGCTGCTGCTTGTGTAGGTGCATTAGCAGTAAATGCTTGTTGAATAGTTTTACCTAGTTGTGACACAGGTCTTGCTAATGTTCCAATACCTCCTGTGCCTAATGTACTTGCTAAAGCTCTTGATGGACCTGCTACCATTCTTTCTAAACCTGTTAATGGCTTAGGTAAGTTTAAAGTATCTGCAAGTGGTCTTGCTTGTAAACTTTCAGGTAATACAAGGTTTAATGCACCACGAATAGGAGATGCTAGTACGTCAGCAGCTTCTGTTAAGTAACGACCAGTTAATCCTACTTGTCTTTGTAGTCTGTCACCAATAGGAGCTAATTTAGCTTTATCTTTTGGTTCATCCCATGTAATATCTTGTGGATTAAGTGCAGGTGACTCATCCCAAGTAATGTCATTTGGATTAATCGCCATAACCTATACTCCCATCAGAATATTCAACAACTTTTTTACCTGATTTATCTTTACCTGTTCTTACAATAGTTTTAGATTGTGTAGTGGGTTGTGTTAAAGATTGTTGGGGAGCTGCACGACCAGCTTTTGTATATGCAGCATCTAATACACCTTGTAATCTCTTAGCCTTATCTTCAATGTTTTTAGGTTTATCACCTAGTTGTGGGAAATAAGTTGAACGAGTTGATTCTAATTGTTCTTTTGTATATGCAGCACCTGTGGCAAGTGTAAGTGCAGAATCAAGAATATCTAATTGTGCAGCTTCTACTCTTTGTCTTGACTCTGGTGTTGATAAATTTTTAAAATAATCAGAACGTGTAAAGAATTTAGTTGCTTCTGCTGCTAAATTTGGAGCTGCAGCAGAAGGTTCTTGACCGGTAACTGCTTGTAATTGTTTTAATGAATTACTAAGTCTTGTTGATAAAAAGCCTGCTGTTCTTTCACCTTCTGTTAATTTTTCATCAGCTCTTTGAGGTAATTGAACATTTTCAACAACTCTTTTATTTGCATCTAATGTTGGATAACCTGGTAAATTTGGAATAAATATTGGTTTACCATTTACATCTAATTGAGGTTTACCACCATAAATATCTTTAAAACTTAATTTTTCATCAGGGCTTTCAATGCGCTTCAGGTCTTGAAATTTACCTGATTGTGCAAAATTGCCTAATGATTCAGGAGTAAATTTAGATGGGTCAACAACTCCAATATTTTTATCTTCTTTAGGTGCTGTAAATTGTGCTAAGCCTGAACCTGGGTCATATACTGTGCTACCCGCAGGAACAATCATAGGTCCTTGTGGTTTTTCAACAGGAGCTGCTCTTCTTAATAAACTTGGGTCTTTTTTACCACCTTTAATATATGCATCTAAAGATTCTGGAGTTACGTCTAATGGATTAATGTTACTAAATACATCATCTCTACCAGCCAAAAGTTTTTGTCTGTAAGCGTTGTTTAATGCTCTATCTACTACGTCTTGAGATGCACCCATACCACCTAAAAATGCTTTTCCTAGATATGGTAATGCAGAGCCTGTGTTTAAGTTTTTAGGCGTAGCTAGATATGTAGCAGCAGTTCCTAATAAACCTTGAAATAATGCTTGATTGCGTAGTTTTTCTTCTTGGGCTGGGTCTAAAATACCACTAGGTATAGAACTACCAAAAGGTGTCATACCCTCAAACAAATTACCAATGCCAGATTTAATTGGTGCATACAATGATTGTAATGGGTTGTTGTCAAATAATGCCATGATTTATCCTAATAAAATTGGTCGTCTTGATGCTTGTAATAAACTATTAAACTGTGGAGTAGGCACAGGACCTTGTTGACCCATAAGTTGTTGTGCGTTTAACATTGGAGATGGTTGTAATGGAGCTTGTGATTGATTCATACTACCATAAGTATCTAATGCTAATTTGCCATATCCTAATGGATTGTTCATAAGAACATCACCTGGCATAACATTACTAATGTTACTACCTAAAGAACCTAAGCCTGTGCCTATTTGAGATAATGCACTTCCAGCGCCTGTATATAATGGCATGCTAGATGTAGCACCTGCAAAGTATGCTGGGTTTAAATATGTGCCTGTAGCTGGGTTAAATACAAGTTCTGTTCCAATACTGCCTGGTACTGCTGCACCTGTAGTTCCACCTGCTGCTCCACCTGCACCACCCATAGCACCACCTAGATAGCCACCTGCACCACCTAATACTCCACCTAAGGCTGCATTTTGTAAAGAAGAACCTAGACTTTTACCTCTAAGTAAAGATGTGCCACCGCCTACACCTGCACCTACCATTGCTGCTGTTATTGGGTCACTCATTATCTGCCTACCTTTCCTACTACATAGCAAATTGGTTCAAGAATGAATCTGTAAACCATACCTAAATTATCTCTAGTTTTACCTCTTTTTTGTTTCCATATATCAGCAGTACGGTGTCTTGCGATATGCTCTAAAACACCCCTTAAAATGCGTTGTAGGGCATTCTTTTCACCTGCTTTGTAAGCATAGTTTACTAATGGTAAGAATAGAGTGTGATAACCTTTTTCGTATGCTGGGTCTAAATCTTTAGACTGTGCTAACCAGATAGCGTTACGGAAACTACCAAAGCCATATTCAGCATTCATAGCTGTACATACAATCTTGCCACCACCACTAGATGTTGTTTCTGAACGAGTAGTTAATGGTTGACCTGCAACTGTAGATGTAAATTGTGCAAGTCTTTGATATGGTAAGTTTTGTTGGAAGTTAAAGCGGTCTAGTTCAGCTTGTAGAGCTTGTTGAGCATAGTTTTCACGAGCTTGACCAGTTTGTAATAATTGGTTAATAGGTTGATAAGCTGCTTGAGCCATAGTAGGTGCATTTCGTGCTGCTTGTTCTTGTAAGCCACGTTCTGAAGCATAATTTTGATATGCTGCTTGACCTGCTTGGTTTGCTAAAGCGTTAGCTAGGTTTTTACCTGCTAAACCTTCTAATTGAACTTGTGCGCCTGAACCATAACGACCAGCACCTGCTAAACTACTTCTTGCTCCACCAATAGCTTGTTCGTATGCTTGTGTAGCTGCTTCTTGTCCTGGTCTTAATGCTGCTGCAAGATAAGGATTAGCACCTAAATATTCACCACTTACTGCACCTTGTTGTTGAGCTAATGCTCTGTTAATAAGAGGGCTACCTGCTCTAGCTTGAGCTTCTGCCATACTTAATGCTGACTCTGTTTGAGCAGATGGACTTACGTATGTTGCACCTTCATAATATTTAGGCGTATATGTTTCGTATAGTTTTTGAGCTTCTGATAAACCTTTTTCAACATAAGGTCTCATAGATGGGTCAATACCAGAAGTAGTCGTTTGTGACTGACCACCACCACCGCCACCACCATAAAATGTAAATGACTCCACTAAACCTGTAAGCCAATTAGATAAATTCAGTAATTTCATATTTCTTTCCTTAAAGTGTATATTCCCATGTTGAAGGTTTAAAACCCATTTGTAGAGCTTTTTTATCCCAACCACGTCTTTGAGATGTAAAAGTAATTCTTGTTTTATTGCCTTGTTTTGCTATTGCTTGTATTTCTTGAAATGCTTGTGTTAATAATAAATCGTCATTAAGTGATGACCATGCTGCCCATATATGAATTGTATTTCCCATAGGTTGTAATACGACAAAGCCATAAGGTTTGTTATCTGTTACTGCTAGAAATACCATAGAACGTTGTTCGTAACAATCACAATAGACATCTTCTGCTAACCACTCAGGATGACCTTTGCTTCTGACTATTTCAAGACCATGTTTGATAAACTCCCAATGAGTCCTAAGCTGGTCTTTAGGTATGTAATGTAATATCATCCTACTATTATATAACGATAGTTCCTTGCGACTGCATGACTTCCATGATTAACTGTGCAAGAACCTTGTGCAAAGCTAGTAAAGTAAATATCTTTTAGTTCTTGAGATGAAAGATGGTCTAGTGGCATAAATAAGATGACCGAGTTAAACCCTATACGTTCATTGCTAAGTGTAGTAGTTGTAGTGCTAACAGCAGTAGAGAATGAGCCTGTATTGTTAGACTTACCTTCTACAAGGTTATTTACAATTTCAGCTACACTTCTAGGGTCACCACCTGTCCAAGGTAGTTTACGGTACATATCACTACGTGCCATTATCTAGTTCCTTGTTCAGAGTAATCTATATCCATGCCAATTGCAGATGACCAGTTAGCACCTGTAGGTGTTAAAGCTATTCTATGATAACGACCTGCACTTCTTACAGAGCATCTATCTTCTTGACTTGCTGTAACTGCTGTACCGTATGTAATAGTGTCATCTAACATACGTCTGGAAGCCACAGAAACGCTTGCAGAGCCATTATCTACAGAAGGTCTAATAAGAGTTAAGACTGAGTTATAACCGTATTCTAGGTCGTTTGTAATAATACTTCCTGTAGCGTTAGTTCCTGTAAATGTGATAATTCTAGTATCACGAACACCACCGAATAAGAACTTACCGCCTTTATATAGTCTATCGTCTAGTGTTGTTACAAGTGTGTCAGATGTTTTTAATGCTGCTGCTGATGCTGCCATATCTATGGCTACACCTGTGCCTGAACCTGCACCTGTAGCTGTAAATAATACGCCTACAGTATTAGCAACTGCACCTATAGCAGTAAATGATGTTGAACCTACTGTTCTAATGGTATAAGACTTGCCTACGACAAATGAACCTGCATTAATATTGTATGCAGCATCAAGACCATCTAATGTTGCACCTGGAGTAGCTAGTGTAGATAAATAGTCTACATCTGTATCTGCTTCACACCATTTTTGTGTTTCAAAGTTATAGATAAGTAGTGAACGACCACCAGAAACGTTAGCATAATTCCAAATAACTAAATTACGTTCAGGGTCTACTGCTGCTGATATAGAATCAATATCACCAATGTTAGCGTTGTTAAAAAAGTATCTGTCTACTTTTTCTGAACCAATACCTGTTAATGTTTGACCATTAGTAGCATAGAAACCGTCATCTGATAAGAAGTAAGCTGTGCCTGAGTATTGTGCTATAGAGTTACCTTCTATGCATCCTACGTTACGAGAGATAGTGTCAAATTGAAATATAAGCGGTGTGCCAATATATGACATTCTGACAATGGCTTTTTCTAAGAATACAATACCAAACTCGCCACCAACGACTTGAGTTATATCCCCGCCATCGGGAATCAACTGATAGTCACTTTGTGATGTTGCTGTAGTAGTCCAAGTGCTTGCATCATTAATTCCACTCCATTGCACCTTACTAGGTGATGTACCTGCACCAATGTTACCTGCAACTACAAAGTCACGAACTACTGTAATGTATTTAGCGATAGGTGCATCTGAACTGACGTCTGCAAAAGCTGTAGAACTGTTTACGTCAAAAGACTGTATCTTTTCAGAACCATTAGAAGCTAATGCAAGACTACCAAACTGTAAAAATTGCCATCTACCTAAACCTGTATATCCGCCTGCTTTAGACTCGTCTACTAGAGATAAGTCATTATTATCTACTTTAAATAGTTTAGTTGCACCACCAGCAAAGATAAATACATCATTGTCTAGTTTAGCAGCAAAGCAATTATTCAAGTCTTCTGAAGCTGCACCTGAAAATGTTACTGCTGACTTAAACGGACCATATCCTACAGCTAAAGGAATAACATTATTAGCTTCTGATACAGAGTCTAATATGCTAGGTTGGTCAGGTAACCAGTCTTTAAAAGCTATGCGTTGTACTGGCATATTAAGCCTTCATAATGTAGCAAAGAGCATAGTAAGGAGGTAAGTTAGCATTAGTGCCACTTGAACCTGTTGTTGAGTTTGCAACTGTAATACCTGTTGTTGTTGTGCTTGTTGAGCTAGTTGTTACTTGTACTCCAGGATTAGCATTTATATTACTTCCTGATCCTAATATAGCAGCAGTATGAAAGTGTCCTGGGTCTGTAACTGTTGCAGTATGGGTATGAGATACGACAATAGCATCTGCACTACCACCAGTAGCACCTACAGCATAAGTAGATGTAGCACCTACTACAAAACGGTTACGTAAGTCTGGTGTAGAACTTGAACCATCACATAATAACCATCCACTAGGAATAGTTGCTGAAGAGCCTGACCATAATATAATCATACCAGCTATAAAAGGATTACCCCATGTAGGTGTTGTGCTACCACCTGCTGATAACAATACTTGACCAGAAGCACCTGCAGTTCCGTCTAGTCTAAATGCACCTGTAATGTCTACTTGACCTGAAGATACTAATGTACCTGCTACTGTAAATGGGTCACCACTAGAACCTGTTTGTTGGTCTTTTAGTAATGCCATTAAGCTACGAACAGCGTTGTTTAAGTTAGCTGGTGAACAACCTTCAGCAATATTGATATTAGTTATATCTGTATTATCTGCTGCTGTTGTGCTAAATTCTGAAATTTTGGTTTTTGCCATGTTTTATCCTTGTCTAAGCCATGTATCTGATGATGGTGAAATTGTTGTCCATGTGTCTGAACTTGCTGATGATGGTGTCCATGTATCTGATGATGGTGTAACAGGTGTCCATCCTTCACCTTGTATAATTCCGTTTGCTGTAACTGTGGCTATAGGGGTTATAGATGCACTTGCACCTGCTACAATACCACCTAGACAATAGACACTTGCATTACCGACTATTTGTCCATTACCACTTACTACATATCCGCCTAAACAAGATACAGTTGCATTTCCTGTAATGCTTGCAGCGTTTGTTCTGATAACTACATAATTGAGTGCTACTGTACCGTTAGCAGTAATACTTGCTGAACCTGTAATCTCAAACGAACCTAGTGCAGTTACAGTAGCATTGCCTGTAATTGAACCTACACCATCTCTTATGCGTAAGTAAACAGCACTTACATTAGCAGTTCCGTTTATAGAACCAGTATTTAATCTTATTCTTGTTGCACTACCTGTAACCGTAGCGTCTGCTGTAATTGCAGCACTAAATGGTTTTATCGCATTAGCATTAGCAGTAACAATTGCATTTCCATCTACTTGAGCAGAGGCTAATACTATGCCACCTATCTTGCCTAACGTGCTAAACGAGGTTTCGGCAAATGTTGTTATACCAAACATTTTAACCCCTTTTCAATATAAATTATTTAAATTCTGGCCCACCAACCCATAGCACTAAAGTTTTTCTTGTTCCTTTTGTTACTGGAGTTACTTTATGCAGCATATAAGAAGGAAAAAACCAAGCTCTTCCTTGAACCATTTCTAATTTTGATGGATGATCTCTGTCTGACTTTAATAGTAAATCCCCACCTTCAAATTCAGATGGATCAGATAGCATTAAAACCATAGATAGTTTTCTAGGGATATGTTTATTACCTGTAGACATATCAATATGCCAATCATAATGGCCATTATCTTCAGCAGTATAAATGCCTAGTTGAATTGGCTCATAAAACCCTGTTAAATCAAAATGAAAATATCGGCTATTGACTTCTGCTATAACTTTAGAAAATTTATCCCAAATATCTTTGTTTTCATTTGTAAGTTGTAACCATGATATTTTAGTAGACCTAATATTTTTATTTATATTTATATCAGAACTTGATCCTATTTGTGCTTGCTGGGCATTTACCCAATTATCTGCATTTAACAAATAATTAATTTCTTCATTTGTTAAAAACCCCTCCCAATAAGCATAGTTATCTTTTCCAAAAGTATTTACTGGTGGTATAGGGTATATCATAAATAAGTCTTTGGTTTAATATCCCAAGGATTGATTGCTATTGCCAATCTATTTCCTGTGTATTCTTCTACTGTATGATATATGTTAGGAGAAAATATAATTAACCTATTTGTTTTTGGTGTAACTGCTACTGTTTCAGTCAAAAATCTACCATCTGTTAAATTATTAACATTGGCATAATAAACTATACTACATAAAGGCGTTTTTATTTCTTGAGTTTCTTCACACAATTTTTCATCTTTATCGTAGTGCCAATCAGGTCTAGTATTGTTATGACACCACATTTCGCATCCAATCATGCTAGATAAATCATAATACTTACTTACTTCTTTTAAACAATCAGATATTAAAGAAGTGCTATTTAAATAATGTGATAAAGTTCCTTCAAACCAACGATTTTCACCTGCATTATGATTTGTAAAAAAATTTATAACTTCTTTATTCTTGTCTATTGATAAGAAATTATCTATCACAATTAACATTTGTTTAATACGATTGCTAAAGTAAATCTATAAAAAGCAGCTAAATGAGACTGTGGTCTTATTGTATGTGGTATATCTGCATCAAAAACAATTAATCTTCCAGAAGTATATGGAGAAGCAAAAGCTATATCTTTATAATTTTCTGTAAAAAACAAAGTTTCACCATGCCAGCCATCTCTCCATTCAAGATTAACATAGTACAGAAGAATTTTATCTTCAGGATGCACATGAACAAAATTTGCATCTGCGGCGGTAGATAAATTTAATATACATTTTACTATGTTATAACCATCTAATTCATGCGAGGCTTCTGTATTTTTGATTGCATTTATAATGCCTAAATCATCTATATCTTTAGATGAATATTCAGAATGTAAAGACCTATGTATTTGATTTTCAACAATAGCGTCATCAGCCCACCCAATTTTAAAATAAGAATTGTCTGCAAATTGATAAAAATGGCTTCTTTGTTTTGCACTAAATAAATCATCATATACTCTAATTTTTTTGTTGCGTTCTAAAGTATATTCAATCATTTTACTTCCATTAAGTAAGTTCTATTTTTAGTAAAATCTACTTTATTTCTTTCTTCTTGATTATCAGAGTTAATTGTATCTTTAAAATGCTCTGAAAATTCACCATTTTTTTTAACAAAATGTATAAATACTTGTCCTGAATAATAGTTTTCAGGCCCTTCACATATTTTTCTATAATGTTCTACTTCACATCCTTTATATATGATTGCATCACCTTCACCTAAATCAATTCTAGTATTGCCTACATATATAGGCCAAGCATAATGATGAGACCTTCCTAGCTGAATAGTTGCACTTATTTCGCATGCTGGTCTATCAGTATGAGGTTCTAAATCATCACCATTAGAATATAATCTAGCATAAGAATAAGTAGGTAATAATTCATCATCTATTATAGATTCAATTTCTGGCCATAATATCTCTTGCAATGTTTCAAACATTAACTCATGGTTTAAAATTGCTTTTGCTCTAGGTACTTGAGAATCACCTTGAGTTTCTTGTATATATTGTTGTCTTAATAAGGCATGAGTAAAAAAATAACAAAATTCACTAGGAATGAGTTTTGGAATTATAATATAACCATTATCATCAAATACTTGTTTAAACATTATTTTATAGATATTATTTTACTATTAAGTAAAGTTTATTTTAACACAATACTATCTTTCAGTACAGATAATTGCTACACCATTCTGACTTAAATTAAATGTTTTATTGTTTGATACAATTCTAGCGTATTGTGTAGGTTTTAGTTCTACACCATTACATGTAACAATGCCATCAACACACACTATAAAAGTTTCTTTATCAGAACTATTAATTGTTTCTGTAATAGCACCTTTAATTAATCTTGCATCATATCTTTTTGTTGATGGAATAGGATTAACACCAATCCATGTAGCACCATTATTTCCTGATACATATTTAATTGGAGCATTAGCATATTGAGAAACATCAACTAAATCACCTGCAATTAATTCTGTTGTTTGGCTATTTTCTGACCCAGCTAATGCAGAACCACTATATAAATATACTAATTGATTAAAAGAGCCATCATTTACATTTGGATTGATTAGAGTTTCATTTGATGTCATTGTGCCATGACAAATAGCAAATCCTCTACAAGCAATTCCGTTTTGAATTATCATACATTTACCTCGTTAGGGTATGTTGGAGTTGCTGGAGTTGTAATGTCTGATATATTAAATTCTAATATTTCACCTACCATAGCTTTATATGCTTCTACTTTAGTAGCATCAGCTTTAAATTGCTCTTTAATCTTTTGTTGTTCTGCTAAATAAATACCTGCTTGAGCTAATCTTTTTTTAATCTCATTTACATCATTAATATCAGGCCACATAGTCATAGGTTGATATGCGTATGATTGATAATCATTTGGGTTTTGAGATTGTGTTTCGTCTGATGCAAAAGATACTAATAAAGAATTTGTTTCTTCATCATATCCGTTAATTTTAAGTTTAATTAAATTCATATTTTTTCCAATAAATTAAGCAACGCCACCTTGTCTTGTTCCATTAACTGGCCATGTTACAAAAGAATTTCCTGTTATATAATTTCCTGCAGCTCCAGCAGACCCACCTGATCCTATAGAAGGATTATTTCCTGATGTACTGCCTGATGACCCACTTGAACCAGCACTTCCTGATCCACCACCAGCACCTCCAGCTCCACCTGTTGCCCATGTTCCTGATCCACCATTACCACCAGACCCTCCAGTAGTAGCTGTTCCTGAACTTCCAGCACTCCCTGACACAACTTGGTCAGCATCTACTGGATTTCCTGCTCCACCGCCACCTCCACTTCCTACACTATTTCCAGCTCCTCCACCACCTCCACCGCCTCCAGCAGCAGTAGCAACTGGTTGTGCTTTTGGGCCTGTGCGGTTTGCAAAAGCACCACCACCACCACCACCTGAACCGCCACCGCTTGCTACAGTTCCGTTATTTGTAACTGTAGTTGGCCTATTTACATACAGAGCATTTCCACCAGTAGACCCAGAACTTCCAGATGTTGCTGTTTGTGAACCAGAAGTACTACCTCCTGCTCCACCTGTTGCACCCATGCCTCTTATAGTGCCATTATTAACAATAGTAATTGTGTCAGTTGGACTAAATGAACTTGGGACTAACATAGCGTATGAAGGAACAGATGAACTACCTACAGTTACACCTGGATTAATTTGAACTGTAATATCTGAAGAACCTGCAGCGTATGATGGACCTCTATTTGTATATACATCATAATTTTGTGTATTAGAAGATATTGTTAAAGTATATGCAACTCTGCCAACTCCACTTCCAAATCCAAATCCTCTGTTTGACATGCTTCCACGAGCAGATATTCTTGGCATTTATATATCCTTATGCGTATTTAGTTTGCGAAGCAAATACTGTAAATGCTGCAGAACCTGTTTTAACAATAGTATATTGATAAATGTCAATAGATGAAGCATTACCGCTTGTAGGTGCTGTGCCACCTTGATATTTAGGTGTAACAGAATTTCCGTCAATTGTAAAAGCATTATTGTAATAAGCTGTTGCACCTTGTGTTACTAAAAATGCTATTGTCATTGCTTGACCTGTAGACATTAAAGTATCTAAAGATGTTGTTCCGTTGCCTCTTACATTAACTGTCCAGTTAGCTGAAGCAGATGTTGTGTAGTATAAAACTGATTGAGTTGTAACATCATAGTTGATTGTGCCTGTAGCTGCAGTTGCAGATATTGTTGTAACTTCTGCTGCATCTTGGAATACTGCTGCTATGGCTGTTGTTGAACCTGTGAATGTTTGAGTAGCTGTAAATGATGTAGCTGTGCCTGGTGCTACATAGTCTGTTCCTGCTGAAGCATTTGCTAAAGCACCACCAGAGTTAGCTTTAAGAATTGCTGTACCTGAAGGGGGAGCTAAATAGTCTGTACCAACAGTAGCTGCAGTAAGTCCAGTAGAGCCATCACCTTTTTGAAGTGCTGTACTAGAAGTTAAGCCAATGATACTATCACCTGACTGTAATTCTTGTATTGTTGTGCCATTAAGCACTAATCCATAACGAGTTGCCATAATTATCCTTAACTTACTGTAACATTAATTGTTGAGCCACTTCTGTTTAATACAGGTAAAACACCATTAGCTAAAGCAATGTCAACAGTAGTTGTATCTCTTTTTGTAACTGCTAGTTTTGTAGGTAAATTACCTTGATAGATTGCTTTTTCTGCAGGGTAAGTAACAAAGACATCTTTAGAACCTGCACTAAAATTAACTGCACTTCCACTATTGCTAGACTCTAATATAGTGTCACGAGATAAAGTAGTGCCTGATAACGTGTATGTTCCTATACCTACTTCCCACTCATTTGTATTAGCTAACTGTATAGTATAGAACGTAGTATTAGCATTACCAATAACAGAGAATGATTGAAAGCCTGTAGCAGCACCACCTAATGTAATTGTGCCTGTGCCTGTGGTCGTAGTGGTTTCTCTTACCCTATCTTTAACGACTAGAGCCATGATTTATCCTTACGCTAATGTAACTGAAAGGTTACCTGTTGAAATCTTAAAAATATCGCCAGAGTCAATAGCTTTAGCTGTATCCAAAGCTGTATGGTATAAAAGATTTCCTGATGTTGCTGCATCATTAATACCAATCCAGCCTACTGTTCCCCATGAAGCTGTTGCGGTAGGGAAGGTAACGTCAGCAGAGTTTGTAGACGCACCACCTGAAGGTGCTCCAAATGTAACTGCTGTTCTGGCATAACTTGTACCAGATGTACTTACTTCTGTACCACTACCTGCGTCTGTAGGGTCTGAAGTCCATAGTGATACATAGACTGTTGCGACTGATGTATATGTTGTATTACGTAGAGTTGCATTTATAAGTGCGTTCTCTAAAAAGTTACTCATTTCTGCCATGATTTTTCCTTTATCTTGGTGTTACGCTTAATGTTGTGTATGGATATGTTGAACCTAAATCACTCTTCTTAATATTCGCAATTGCTCTATCGTATAAAGCAGACCATGTAGCAATTCTTTGGTCGTTCATAAGATATGGTTCTGCCTCTGCTAGAGTTGCGTAAAGTAGAGCATCTGGATAGTATGCTAAGAACAAATTACTAGCTGTTGTGCTAGAGATAAATGTAGGTTGAGCATAATATAAAATTTGAACTGTGTAGCTTGTATCAGGACCTGGTGCAAACTTAAATTCTGTACCTAACATTGTAAAATAGTGAGGTCTGCCTGATAATGTTGTTTGACCATCTCTAAAGAATAAGTCAGGTGACTGAAACTCTAGTAACACAGGTGGGTTACCTAACATGTGTATTTCTCTGACTTCTAAAAAGTCTGTAGGAAAGCCTACTGTGCTATCTGTAGTGTCAGCAGTAGCGACTTTTAACATTCTTTCTGTTCTTAAATCACGAGTCATTCTAAATTGTGCCATCTGAATGAAGTCAGGTATCTGTGATGTTAAGTCTGTTCGTGCTAAGTAGTTTTCTACCGTAGTTACAAACGAGGTATAGTTAGTAAACGCCATCTAATTGTCCTTTTAGTCTATCCCAGCACTTGTCCATCTCATCTTTATGCCATTCACTAGCAGCTAATGAGCTTAACCATGCTGTTCTGTCAAAATATGTTAAGTTTTCTATGTCTTTAATGTTATTGGATACAGGGTTTGCAGGGCTATAAGGTGAACCTATGACAGGCACACCACGAATAAGTGCTTCTACATCTGCGACACTACCAAAACTCACAATGACATGAGCTTTTTCTAATGTTTGTTTAAAGTCACCTTCGCCTTTACGCTTAATGACAATCTTTCTTTCTGTATGTTTTCTAATTTCTTCTACTGTTCTGTCTAACCAATTAGAAGTTTGGTAAATATAAGCTATCTTTTCTGCCGGTGGTAACACAACTACGTTTTCACCACTACGATACTCGTGAACTTTAGGTGTTTCTCTATCTGATACACGCCAATCTGTGCAATGGTAGTTATTTACACAGAATCTAGCCCATTCTAAATCAGATGACCTGTGAAAGTAGCCATGGTCTATCAGAATATATGATATGTTTTGTTCTCTACAGGCTATTTGTATCTTATCTGCACCATGTAAATTACCTACCATGACTGGAATAGACTTGTTATCCCATTTCCTTGTTAAAATACCCTTACAATGCTTTTGCAAGCGTTTTAAGACGTTATCTCTGCGTTCTATGCCACTCAGTATTAACTGCATCTAAAACCTGTTCTACGGTTATTGCTTTGCTTTTTAGAAAGCAATGTTGACATACGCTATCATAAGTCCCACATGGCTCTGAACCGTCATGTATATTTCTATGGGTGTCATATCCTAAGTGCCTCGGTGAAGTAAATCCTGTCCATATTACTACGGAAGGTATGCCTAATGCTGCTGCTGCATGATGTAAACCACCATCTGTGCCTACAAATAACTTTGCCTTGCTTAATACTTGTAATGCTTCTCTAAAGGTATTTGTTTCTTTCCACTTTGTATATCGTTTTACAGTCACATCACCTAACTGTAGCCATGGTAAGTCATGTTTAAATAACTCTTCCCAACCATGCCATGCTTTATTAACTGTGTGTGCATAGACTCTTTTAACATTAGGCTCTACTACTATGTAGTCCTTATCTATTTTATCTATGACTTCTTGTTCTTGTTCACTAAAGTATATTTCGCCTACTCTAGGCTTATAGTCATCATTGAATAATAACTTACCTTTATGTGTACCTTTAAGATAAGGTCTACTGCTAGGATAGTTATTAACCCATACGACATCTGTATCATCTTTAAATGCCATTCTAGGGTTATTAGAAAAGACTTGTATGTCAGTAAACATTCTACTGCCATCACCTAGCTTAACCTTTTTACCGGTTCTTTCGTTAGCTTCTTTAGCATCACCAGATGCCATTAACCAATCACCAAGTCCCATTTAACTGTTTAGCTACCTTATTGATAACTTCTTTCCAAGTATCATTGTCTTGGTAAATAATTCTCATGTGACGATACCAAGGCATACTAGGTTGAGCATAACGCCATTGATGCCATGTAGGAACTAGACACCATGTCTTTACTCCCATAGCTGCTGCACAATGTTGAGCAGTTGTATTTACACCTAATACTAAATCACATTCAGCTATTAACGCTGCTGTATCATCATAGTCTTTTGCGTTTGTTGCAAAGTCAAAGTATTTAACACCGTTTAATTTGCGTTCTACGCTATAATCTAAACTGACTATCACATAGTCTTTGAGCTTTAATAATGGTTCTATATCTTCTTGTGTTAGCTCACGACCTTTAGCGTTAGTATGTTTAATACCACCTTTAGTCGTAAGACCTATAACTTTCTTACCCCATGAGTCAAATAACCCACGCCACATAATACGTCTTTCAGGGTCAGCTTTTAAATAAGGTGTGCCAGGAAAGTCTTTATTCGTATGTCTAAAGAACTGTGGTAAGTTATTATTTAATGATGACTATAAACCTAGAGTAGGCGAAATATACTTTAGTCACGAAGAACAAGAAGTCATAGATAAGATACAAGGTGACTACATAATAGTAGAACCTAATGTTAAAAAGACTTTTAT